GATATCGCCCAGTATAAGAATCTACTTTCTGAATACGACAATCGGGTTTACCATTGATTTCTAAAGTACCAACCTGAATATAACGATAAGGAAATCGCTCAAGGAGAACAGTTGGTTTTTTAGTAACTTTCATCAGGCAACCTCGACAGTTTCAAGATCTTGGAATAGATATTCCATAAGCATATCATAGTCATCCAAGGGATCACCAGAGAATACTACACCTTCTCCTTCATAATACCGACGAACTTTTTTGTAAAGTTTCGGATTCTTTACATCAAGATAAAATTCACCGTTTGCTGCACCACGAAGAGTCTGAATGTCTTTCTTGAATTTTGAGTTGAGAGTCATCGTTTTGATTGATTACCCAGTTATTATAGGGGATTGACAGCGAACTGTCAAGTGGGGGATGTGGGGATCGAACCCACCTCAGCCGAATTATGAGTTCGGTGCATTCACCAGATTGCTAATCCCCCTGGTAGGAATGTCGGGAATTGAACCCGATTCACACCGTTATAAGCAGTGGGCCTTAACCAATAGGCGACATTCCCTCAGGATGCTTCGTTATTCATCTCTGAATATATGCGTATGAGTTCATCATCCGCAGGTGTCATTATTGCTTTATTTCCTCTATCTTCTATTCCAAGAGTTTCTCCATTCTCCACTCTTGTAATCATTTCTTCCCAGTTTTCTTGCCAGTATTCCACGGTATAAAAAGTAATGTCTTTCATTAATTAAGGATATTTATAAGTCGGGGTGGCAAGAATCGAACTTGCACCTCCGCGTCCCAAACGCGGCATTCTGCCACTATACTACACCCCGTTACTTCCTTGAATGTATAATCATTATACCTATGATCGGAACCATTGTCAAGAGATAACATAGTGCCGCAAGGAACAAATCATTACCTAGCAAAGTCGAAATCGTCATCTTCATCGTCCTCGTATGTAGAAGGTTCTTCAAACAACTCTTGCATTCTAAGTTGTTTTACTCTTTCCATCAACTGTTTGTAAAGTTCTCTGTTCTCGTCTTCACTCATCGCCCAAATATTTTGCCAACGGATCTTTCTTAGTATTTACTATAGCACATGCTCGTTTATAAAACATATTGTTAGTATTACCAGACTTTTCAAATGTTTCTTTGATTTTTACCCAATTGTTATAGGTGTGTTGGTCCATTTTAATTATGTGCTTTACTACTATATGGTAGTGTCGCACATTTCAATGTCAAGTCGTGTAAGCATTTATACACAAACGGAGAGAACAGGAATTGAACCTGCGAAGTTTTTACACCCGACTGTTTTCAAGACAGCTTCCTCGACCAACCGGACCCTCTCCAGGAGTATTATCATTCCAATGCCTTACTGCATTTGCAATAATGGCAATGTTAGTGATGAAATAAGTAATGAAGATAAAGGTTCTTATAAGAGCAACAGTATTTGCTTCTCTATCACACTTGGATGCTTTTTCTCCAAGTGCCTTAGCCCATAATCTCCACATTATCGGACTTCAAAGTCCAACTTGCGAACCTTTCGGTTTCTTCTTGCTTCTTGATAAGCAAGTTCATCAGGAGAAAAAGAACTCTTTTGTTGTTTTTCTTTGTTTGATGAAACCATAATGATTTTACTTAGGTCCAAGGCCGAAACCTTGTCCCCCACTATTGTCATCATGTTGGGACACCCGCAAGTCTGTGTTTTTGGAGAGCTGCTCAATTCTTTGTTGCAACCCCTGCATCTGACTACTAACATCTCTAATCATTCCTTTAAGTTCTTCAAGTTCTTCGTGAATATCTTGATGATGAAACCGCAAAGGGCTCTGGATTAATTCTTTAAGTTTCTTTTTCTTCATTCTATTTATGACGAAAATGGGAGATACTGGGATCGAACCAGTGACATACTGCGTGTAAAGCAGGCACTCTACCTCTGAGTTAATCTCCCAAGACTGGATTTGAACCAGCGACCAACCGATTAACAGTCGGCGGCTCTGCCACTGAGCTACTCTGGATTACTTAGAACTCACAAAATCGTTGATGATTTCTGCTTGCACCAAAACTTGATTCAAGGTTGGAAATTCTGGAATATCCATCTTTACTTTATTCCTAGAATCTTCATTCCATTCTCTTACAAAGTCATAATTAACCGAAAAATTATCATTAAGCATATTGTATGCTTGCTTGAAAATTTCAAATCGAAGTTCGTATGGTGTCATTTTTTTTACTCCTATGTGTGTTTGTATGTTTAAAGAACCAGAAGGTTCAGAGCGGAGTATCGGAATCGAACCGACGACATCTAACTTGGAAGGATAGCGTTCTACCGCTGAACTAACTCCGCAGCACGGGTCTTACACAAGAGAGGAGGTGGTGGTGGTCTCTCTTGATGCCCACAATGACAATCATACCAGGTGGGTGGTAGATTGTCAACGACTCAGGTAGGACTTGAACCTACGACCGACTGCTTAGAAGGCAGTTGCTCTATCCAACTGAGCTACTGAGTCAAATGGTGGTTCCTATCGCTGCCACTCCTGAACCACCAAGGGGAATGCCGCAGTTAATTACTCTTTGGTGTAATCAACAAAGTCATCATACTGGTCTTTGCTGATTTCGTCAAGTGATACAACCTCTAGATCTTCTTTGGGATCAAACCACTCATCAAACTCTGCCATGATTGCCATTTGATCATAGATTCGATCTATTCCCTTACCGTTGTACTCTTGAACTTTATCGATTGCCCACTGTCGAACGTCGGCAACGATTTCTTCAGTCTCCATCATAGTAATCTTTTCGGAAGTACCTGCTGAGGATGTTGCTATTGTAGTACCTCGGGGTTCCGTCGTCAAGTGATTCTGTGAGGACATTGTTGGTGAAGAGTTGCCTCGTCTCTTCGTAGTTTGTTTTGCCAGCTGTTTTATGTAAAGACAAGATAGTTCGACTAAAATTTTCTCTCCCCAGTCGGTCAATCTCTTCTTTAAGTTCCGGACAAGACCCATAATATTTTTTCCAATCAGATTCTTTTTTTACTCTACGTTTTTTTCCTGGCGGTTTTCGATGCGACCAAAAATACTTTCGCCCAATGTATTTTCGTTGGTTGGTGAGATTGGTAATGAGATAAACAAAACCGTAGTTGTCCCGAATATCATCACTAGTAAAAGGTCTCTCCAAATACATCCATGGGTTTTCATAATCAATACCTATACTCATCAATCATATCAAGCACCTTATTCAGATATTTATGTGCCAGATAAGTAATACCTTCACTATGCTTTTCGTGAGATAGTTCGTTCTTTAATTTTAGCACACGAACCTTAAATTCGTCTTTATTAAACTCATTTCTAGGCATAAAAAATAGGGAGTATTGCTACTCCCTATTTAAGCATATTTTCCTCAACTTATCAGAGTTTAAATCCACTAAATGTGTCTTTGCTGACATCTTGTTTAATGCCACCGACAACATAACTTTCTACTTCTGTTTCCTGTGGCGCTACCTGAAGTCCCTTAGAGGAAATCCAGTGCTCTGTCCAAGGAAGTGGATTATTTTTTGATGAAATGTCGTATTGGGGAGTTAACCCAATTGATTTAAGTCTTCTGTTTGCTATCCACTCAACATACTGCTGAAGAAGTTTATCATTAAGTCCGATCATGCTACCATCTTTGAACAGATATTCTGCCCATCTTTTTTCTTCATTAACAGCACGATCAAACATTTTATAAGTCCACTCTTCTTCCTCTTTTGCAATCTGTTTCATTTCAGGATCATCACCCTGCTTCCACTTATTCAGAATATTCTGAGTAATGGCTAGGTGTTGGTTTTCGTCTCTTGCGATGAGACTAATGATTTTAGCGGATCCTTCCATAAGCTTAAGTTCACCAAAGGCGAAACTACAAGCAAAACTAACGTAGAACCGAATACCTTCAAGAATGTTAACGTTTGCAACTGCTCTGTACAGTTTTCGTTTGACATCGTTAAGCGTTTGTTTTCCTAATGGTACTTCATCAATGCTGTGCTTCCACATACTGGAGGCACCATAATTTTGTGCTTCATTGATAAAGTCATCATATGACTCTGTAACACTTCTAGATCGTTCTAGAATGCGTTCATCTGTGACAATCCTATCAAACACTTCACTAGGATCTGAATAGACGTTTTTGATAATGTAGGTGTATGAGCGACTATGGATCATCTCCATAAATCCCCATACTTCCATACATGCTTCCAACTCAGGAAGTGAACAATATGGAATAAATGCCATACCAGGTCCACGACCCTGAACAGAGTCAAGCATAATCTGATACTTCAGATTAGAAGTATAGATATGCTTCTGCTCAGGACGCAAAGTTTGATAATCACCACGATCTTTCTGCAAAGACACCTCTTCGGGTCTCCAGAAATATCCTAGTTGTTGAGTAGTCAGTTTATCGAAGATTGGATACTTGTATGAATCATACCTTTGGATTCCCAGAGGTTTACCAAAAAACATTGGTTGCTTCTTAGTATTAACTTGTTCTGTGTTAAAAACAGTCATTCCCTCTATTTGAGTAGTTGGACTGTCAACGGAAGAAACTTTAAACTGCACAGGATTCACACTCTCCCTCCCCTACTAAACTTAACTCATCAATTAGATTTTTCAATTCGGATTTTTCTTCCACTACCTCATCAGTCTTAATATCGTAAGTGTTTTGGTAGTAAGAAGTTTTCCACCCGTACTTGTATGTAGTCAGAAAATCATTTGCCATCACCGAAACTGGAACTTCATTATCAGGATAATTCTCAGGATTGTAACTCCAGTTACCAGATATGGCTTGATCAAAGAATTTTTGCATCACTGCCACCACATTTATGTAACCCTTATTGTCAGGCATTTCCCACAAAAGAGTATAGTTATTTTTTAATGAGGCATATTGTGGAACAATCTGCTTAAGAGGTCCTTTCTTTGATTTTTTAACGGACAGGTATCCTCTAGGTGGTTCGATTCCATTGGTTGCATTTGACACAACGGAACTGCTCTCCGATGGCATCTGTGCGGACAAAGTTGAGTGCCTGAGTCCGTGCTCCAGTATAGATGCTCTAAGACTCTCCCAATCATGATGCAACTCCTGAGATGAAATTTCGTCTACATCTTTTTTGTATGTATCAATCGGAAGAATACCATCAGCATACTTAGTGCGTCCAAAATATTCACAGTATCCCTTCTCCCTGGCAAGTTGGTTTGATGCTTTCAGAAGATAATACTGGAATGATTCAGCAAGTCCGTGAACAGCATTCCATGCTTCCTGAGA